ACACCTGTGCCTGTAAAATCTTTACTTAATGGTAATTGTAAAAATGATCTGACTTCTAGTATTTCATCTCTGGCATATAAAGGTTTTTTATCTATTTTACTTCTAATGTTTGCTACAAGTTCTGATAAAGAATTATCTAAATTATCTTTATCAAAGATATGTTTAAAGCCTGGTCTTCTTTGATGTTGATTGCCTTTATAAGAAACATCATCAACATATTGCCATTCTGTTTGATTTAGCAATTTATGTTTAATAGTTTCTTGTTGTATTATATCAACTATATTATCAATTACTTGTATCTGTTTCATTCAATTCTTCCATCATATCGTCCCATTTATCTTTGGCAGCCACAATTACTTTTTTACCTTTTGGTTTAGGTAATTGTTTTTCTGTTTTAGGATCAAGTTCCCATTCAAAACGTAATTTGTCATCACTAGGAATCCAATCTTTTGGTGGGTCATCATAATCACTTGGCTTTACTTTATTCCACATAATATCAAATATTTCTTTTTCAGTCAACATACCATATTCTGGCATAGCAATACGACCATCATACGTTTCAGCAATTTTTTCGACACGTTCTCTATTATATTGTATCTTACGTTGATAATCGTAATACTCTTTTAAATCAGTGTATTCTATTTTTGTTAAAGGAGCCATAGTCATATTTAGTTACCCAAAAAAGTTCTCTAATGTTGCTTTACGACTATGTTTAAATAAATCAAAATCTTTAGGACCAAAACACCACACGTTTTCTATAAAGGTAGAAGTTTCAAACTTTCTTTTTTCTTCTTCACTTTCAAATAATTTATCTGACTTAGGTCTTTGTCTTATCTTCATACCGATTTGACCGATAAATTCATCTTTATGTTGGTCAACTAATTCATCACCAGAATAATATCTTTTGTTTTTAATTTTTGGATCCATAATATTAATAAACATAAACTTAGATTTACTTTTTGTATTCTTAGACACAGGCAAATAAAAGTCATCACGCCATTTATTATATTCATCAAACTTAGACCAACTTTGATCTTCTTCGTGTTCACCACCTGCGTTATATTTTTCTGTACTAAAATATGGTGGACTTGTAAAGGCACAATCTATATCTGGTATTTTTTCATATGGTAGATTTTCAGCACCAATTCTAAATATCATTACATTTTTAATGCCGTGAGAAATAAAAACTTTATCTGAATCTCTAATTATATCTGGCTTATCATTACCTAAAATTTTTTCATATTCTGTTATTTGATTTTTATATCTTACAAATGTATTTGGGTTGGGATCACAACCGACATAAGTTTTAGCACTAGAAGTATAAAAGCCACACAATCTGTCACCCCAACCACAACTTGTATCTAACACTGTTTTTGCCTCGGTCATTTCATAAATGGCTTTAGCAACAACAGGTTTAAATTGAGTAGCAATATATGTACCCAATCTGATAACTTCAATATAACTATTCGGAGATAAGTCAGCACTACTATTAATACCACGCCATAAACCACCAAGTGTTCTCCATATATCTTTTGCTGTACCTTGTTCCCAAGTTTGTCTTGGTGATTTTAATTGCCAAGTACCACAATCTAATCTTATGTCTTGGTGAAAGTAATTTGAAGCATCATTAAATTGTGCTGAACCTTCAATTAATCCTAAACCATATTTGTCATAAGAGTATTTGTAATCATCATACTTTTCAAATACAGGCGATTCATTTTGTTCTTGTGGAGTAAGTATCTTTGATGTATCAAACTTTTGTAAATCAAAAAAAGTTTCTCTCATTTTTTCATAAGGTATTGACCTTAAAGGAAACTTTGGTTTTTCTTTAGCAATATATTCTGATAATGTTTCTCTAAATTCTTCTTTACCGTATGTATCGGTTAATCTTTTAAACTGAATAGAATCACAAATAGGTAAACCTAAATCATCAGCAAAATGTTTTAATTCATTGTATAATTGACTATTCATTGTTCCACTTCCACAGTAATAATATAATAAAACTGTATATCATTATAACATATCCTACAGCTAAAATCAAGTCTAAAATCAAAATTTACCTACCTCATTTCCCCAAGCATCCCAACCTTTTCTTTGATTTCTAGCAAAGAGTTCTATATAAGGACCTTCTACTAATTGTTCTATTCTATTATAAATTTCATCTGGTTTTCTACTATGTTCTCTTAATTTAGAAATAATTAATTGGTCAACACTTTTAGATACACGTTTTGGTTTACCTCGTGTTGCCAATAAACACATCTCTGGATTAGCTCTTGTCCAATATCCTAATCCCTTAAAGAAACCTGGTGACTTTTTATTTGTCTTTGCCCAAGTAAAGGCAACTGTTTTATATTCAAATCCCCAACGTTGAATTAATGTCATTGATTTTTCTAAAAAAGGATCAGTAACCCATAGCAATAAAACAGAACCTTCAGGATCCCTTAATTGATGAACAGGTAGTTGTAATAAATCAATCCACTCCATACATTTGTAATGTTTAGTGGCATTTCTACCCTCACCTTTTTTAGACCTTGATTTAAAATACCAAGGAGGATCAGCATAGATGACTTTATATTTTTTCTTTATTTGCCAAATATTATCGTATTCCATAACTCACCACAAAAAATTTAATTGCTACACATAGTAAACACATCTGCCATACTGTAATCTTAGTATATAATGCTAGATATTTACCTGTTCGAAAAGCAAATAATATACTTAAATAAAATATAAAAATATCTAGCATTAAAAAAAACTTTCTAAACTAGCTTGTTGTTCAGCATTCCAACCAATTGATTGTAATATAAAATTCAATGGGTCTAAAAATGTCTTTTCAAATTGTACATTATAATCAATATACTTTTCTAGTTTAAATTCTTTTGGAAGTTTTGTACTATAACTAATTACATCAAACTTAAATGGATTAGCTTCAAGTAATTTAATAAATTTAATTTTATCGCCGTCTTGTATAATAGGATATTTGTGTGTAAGTTTATGTTCTTTTATTTGATGATTATAAATCAAAGCACCTTTAACGTGAATTGGCGAACCTTTGATGAATATATTACTAGCGTGAGCATACTTCTTAATATTATTACAACTTCTAGGAAAAGATATTTGTTCAGCTTTCATAGTAAAAAATTCTTTTTTAAAATCAGCAACAAACTTTTGTAAATCTTTTTCATCTTTAGACATTATAATATTAATAGCTTCTCTAATTCTTTTTCTACATACTTCAGGTGTTGATGATCTAACAGCTTCAATACCCATAATCTTTAACTTAGGTTGTGCTAATCTAATTCCTTCTTCATCTAAAACATTTAACATATATCTTTTCTTGGCAGTCCAGATACCTTTTTCAGCAATTACTTCTCGTTTCATTACCATAGCATTTTTAAAAGCATTTGTATAATCAGCCAATTCAGCAAAACATTTTTCAATATATGGTTCTAGTTTTTGTTCAGCAACTTTATCAATAAAATTAAGTATCTGTTCTTTTGATTTACCTTGACAAGTTTTTTCGACAAGTTTATCTAATGTTACGTAAATTGAATCCGTATCAGACGCAACAACATAATCTGTATTGCCGTGTGTTTGTAATATGTTATTTAAATAATCATTCACTTTATTTTGTATAAATTGAATTACAAACTGACCTGCCGTTGTAATGGCACTAGCTTGTCTAACATCATAGTATCTAAAGTATTGATTACCAATAGCACCATAAGCACTGTTTAAGGCAATCTTTTTAGAATACTGAATATTATGACAACGTGAAATCTCATTTAATAATTTAGGATCTTTTGTTTGTTGATATTCTCTTTTAGCGTCCATCATTTTTTTCTTAAAGACAACTCTATCATTATACATTTTACCTAAGAGTTTAGGTAAAAAACCAGCACTATCTGTTTTAAACATAGCACCGTTTGGTGTGACAGTGGCACCTTCAGTTTTTAAATGACCTAATTTTGCCTGACCGTAAAGTAAGTTGTTTACAGATATGCCGTTTGATTTAACACCTATAATCTTTTCTGGAGAGATATTATATTGTATAATCAAATGAGGATATAGAGAGTTAATATCAAACGACACAATCCATTTATGTAATCCTATCATAGGATCTTTTACATAAGCACCGTCATACTTTTCTTCTTTGACGTTTTCTTCCTTAGGCGGAATAACTATATTATCTTTTCTAAGCCAATTATAAATTAACGTATCCCAAAATCTAACTTGTGAAAAGACATCATCATAATTAATTTTAGCTTCGTATGCCATCGTTAAAATAAGTTCAATTAGTTTTAGTTTGTCTTCTAACTTATCAACAATCTCAACGTCT